GACTTGCTGGCGACTTGCCATGATGCAAGAGCTGCATAAAGTGCCGATTGCTGCTCAGCTGTCGGCTTGTAGCCAATGTTTGGGTCTACTGTGTCTGTTGCATGCTCTTGGCGAACATCTCCCAGGCGCTGCTCGATCTCCGCCTGCGCGGTGGCAATGTGTTCAATTTGGTTGATCAATACCTGATTCCCGCTCACAAGGCCTCGTATTCGCGACTCAATCTTGGAGGCCCATGTGCTCATTGCGTCTAGACGTGCCTCTGCGCTCTGCGCAGGTTGCGCTGCGTCAGTGATCGGCAACTGTTCAGGCTCGGTCATGGAACAAGATTCATTGCTAGGGCCCTAAACTAGCACCGTGTTCTCATCCGTGAACGGTTCATGTCCAAACTTGTTGCCCAGCTGATTCTGGAGGCCGATGAAGAAGGCCCCGTCTGGCGGCTCGTCACCAGTCGCGATTCGATCGCCGATCAAGCCTGGCAACAGCGAGACTCCATCATCCGCCTGGGAGATGGGGCAGCGGCTTTTGAAGTGATCTGGAAAACGGCTACCGGTGACGTGGTCACCCGTCACCAACCCGATCTTCCTGATGCTTTAGCCCTTTGAGTTTCTGGATCAGGGCATTGACCGCGAACTCCTCGTCCCGGATCTGGTCCGCGGACCAGATCCCCATCCCCAACGTGATCTCCCGCAGTTTTCGCAGCCGGGTTTTGTCGCCGGATGGATGCAGCTCAGCCAGCTTGGCCCAGTCCTCCACCAGATCAAGTCCGGCCTGCGTGACCGCAACGCGCAATCGCTTGGCCAGCGAACGCGACAGATCATTGGCCTGTCGCTCTGACAGCAGTGTGATTGCGATCGGCGGCGGCATCCGCCCGATGTAGATCGCAAACAACTCCTCTGGCCCCAAGGGTCCATCGGCGTCCTCAAGGACCAATCCCCTGGCGGCTTCTTCAGCCAGCTTGGATGTCTCCGGCAAGTCGGCCTCCTTGCGCCGCAGCTCTGCCAGATACAGATTCAATGTGCCAAGGGCATCAAAAATGTCGGCGTTGACCAGCTGCACCGCGCCGTGGCTGATCTTGTGCAGCTGCGAGGTATGAACCCGGCGCACGGCCGGTCCCCGCTTCCACTGGCTGCTGGCGGTGCTAGGCACCAGACGGGTGGTCTCCTCCGCTATCCAGATGTGGCCGTCATGGCAGACCATCTCGTTCCGGTCATACTGGCGACCCTCTTGCCAGTTGCTGACGCCGGGCGCCAGATCGTGCCTCATGGCCAGCTCGCACAGCTCAGCCATGGCGCGAAATGACCAGCCGCTGCGATTGATCCAGCTGCGGACAAGGCCATAAAAGGCCTCGCGTCCGTTGCTGTCGCGATACAAACGAGGAGCGGTTGTTGCAGGAGTCGCTGTCATGCGATGGATCCTAGCCACAGCCCACCAGACGCAAACCCTCTCGCTGCTGTTGCGCGGCAGGAGCGCCGCCAATATGTCCCTGGGGCCGGACAGCCCAGTACCCTGTTCACGTTCAGAGACAAAAAGACCGCCACGCAGTGCCGGCGGTCTGTCCCTCACCGCCAAAAACTATGCCACAGAAAAACCTTGCAGGGCCTGGTGAGCGCATCACGGTGCATACAACCAACGATCTGCGCAATGCCGTGATCATCCCGAACTCCACTGCCCAGGACGCGAATCTGAGCTGGGCGGCCCGCGGATTGCTGCTGTTCATGCTCAGCCAGCCGATCAACTGGCAGTTCCACGAAAACGATCTGGTGAACCGCTCGCCGATGGGGCGTGATCACCTGCGATCCGTGGTGCGCGAACTGGAGGCCGCCGGCTACCTCAGGCGCTCTCGGATGCGCAAGGCCAATGGCGTTCTAGGTGGGCCGACCTGGCATGTCTGGGCCACACCCCAATCACCGGAATCCACTACAAACACTGACATCTCACCAGCGACTGGAAACCCAACGACGGAAAACCCGTCCCAGGCAAAAACCCGCGTCAGGACAGGAAAGTCACCTAAGACGGGAAAACCAACGACGGAAAACCCGTCTTTGGCACCAACGACGGGAAATCCGTCCTTGGTGCCAACGCCGGAAAATCCGTCTTTGGACAGAACCCGCGTCAGGACAGGGAAGCCACCTAAGACGGGAAAACCAACGACGGAAAACCCGTCTTTGGCACCTGCGACGGGTTTTCCGTCCACATACAAAGAAAACAATCTTCCTTATGGATTTCCTGTAGAAAGCAATAAACCTCTATCCCCCCCTTCCCTGCGGGAAGGCCCCCCCCTTTCTCCAGCCGAGGGTTGCGAGGCTGCCCAGGAGCGGGCCGGCGAAGAGCGCGCGCCGCGTGCGGCGCTTACCACCCACAGCCGTTCAACCAACATCTGCACCACCGACCTGGACAGCTGCTCGCCGTCAGAGACGCCTAGCAGACCCGTGAAGGCTCCTGAACAGCCTCCCGGGTGTACCGACGCCGGGACACCTTCCAGGGGCGGCCTGCAGGGCCGCACAGGCGCCAGTCCGCTGCCGGCCTATGCCGAGCCGTACCGCGAGCAGCTGATCACCTGGCAGCGAGCCCGCCAGCAGCGCCACAAGGTCAAGCCTGAAAAGCTCTCCACCCGCTCGCTTTCCGCCCTGGCCTACGCCAGTCAACTGGGAGTTCTGGAGGAGTTCACCAGCCTCGCCGCTGAAGCCGGTTGGTTGTCCCTGGGCTTCAACGGCTACCGCGCCTTCATCGACGACCTGTTGGCAGAACAAAACGGCGAGCGTTCACGTTCATGCTCGGGGACGCTAGGCTCCCGGCAACCTGCCACATCCAGGCAGGAGCAGGCCTGTCGCGATGCCGTCGCCAAACTCGACGCCATGGCAAACGGTCAGATCACTAATCCCTTTGCGCCGTTCAACGCTGTCTAACCAATGATCAGCCACAGCGATTTCTCTGCCGCGATCACTGGAATGATGCAATGTCTGCCATTCCAGAAAACAATCTCCGGCGATGGCTTGGTGTTTGCCTGGATCTCCTTCCCGGAAGAAGCCAAAGCAGAACTGGATCTTGTCCACCTGGCCTATGCCTGCACGCAGCGGGTGCTGGATCCTGAGCCGGATCTCAACCGCGCCATACACATTCAGCTGCTGATGTACCTGTACCCAGTCGTCAATGGCGTGCCGGTGACCAAGCACGGCCTTCGGCAGGACATCAGCCAGCGGTTGCGGGAGCCTCACGCATTCCATCCGCTCAGCGCCCGCGCAGAGGCGCAGCTCCCTGTGCTACCGCCTGCCCCTGCGCAGCCACCGCAGGAAACAGCTGATCAGCGCAAGGCACGTCTGGAGAAGCTCGCCAAGCTCACCCGGAGCGCCACCAATGCCAGCGCCTGATCGCTCGCTGCAGCAGGTGGAGCACCAGGCCGGCCGCACTCTGGCCCTTGGCGTTCTACGCGGCTACTGGAGCCTGGAATGCCTCGACCAACCCTCGGCGGAATGGAGCGCCAACGATCGCGAACGCCAGGCCTCCAATGCCCGCCGCGTCAGCACCTCCCGCTACACCGCTTGGTTTGGCCCTGGCGAGCCCTATCGCAACCTCGCCCGCGAATGGATCGCCACTCACGCCAGTGAGTTCGACGCCTTGCTGCAGGAAGAGCTGGACAAAGAAAGCCTTTCGCACCGATGACAGAGAGTTCTTTTAAGTGGCTGCAGCCATTGCCGATTCAGCCTCGCATCGGCGGCTCCTACGTTCTGGCCGATGGCCAGCAGATCACCACGACTTTTCTCAAGGTCGCCAATGCCATGGCTCACAAGGGCTGTCCACTGGAGGTCCCGCCCGAGCCGATCCGTTCTGCGCTGGCTCACTACCTGCGCCATCGTTTCCATCCAGACAAGGCAGACGGCCCACCCTGGATTCCAACCGCAGATCGCTATCACCCCTTCCGCGGCTCTATCGAACCCCTGCTGGCTTCGTACATCTGGCAGCAAGTTCGGGTGATCGCCGCGCCGTTCACTTTTTACCTGCCCAATCAGGCTGTTGCCGGCTCTGCTGATGCGGTTATCGCCCTTACTGATGGCTCCCTGGCCGTCGCCGCCCTGGTCCACGCCGAGCCGAAGCCATTGCTCAAACACCGCGTCACCACCCTCCTGGGCGGCTTCATCGCCGCTGCCATCGACACCAGGGCCCTCACGCCAGCCCATGGCATGGCCATTTGGTGCAGTTGCGGCCAAACCCTGGTTGAGTCCTTCTCGCCCGATCTATGCCTCGGCCGCTGGGTTGAAACCTTCGATTACCACAAAACCGTTTACGGCAAACCAACTTTCGCTAATGCTTAACATCCCAGCCGGCACCATCGTCACCAAGCAGAGACGTGGATTGCGCACGGTCTCCATGTATGGACGTATCCTTGGCTCATTCACGCGCAAGGACGTAACTGGTCGCGTCATTCACTACTACCGCGTGGACCTGATGGAGGCCAACCCATCCGGCTCGCCCCGCCATCGCACCTGGCCCGCGTCACACGTCATTCCCGTTGCACCGCCGCCAACCACTGAGGCCTTCGCTGAACATGCCTGAGCAGCCCATACCACTGACCGCGGCTCAGGCGCTTCGAGTGATCGCAGCAAAAGCCCTTGAGATCAAAAGGGCCAATGGCGAGCTACCTGAGCACTACCCGGATCTCCTCGGTGCTCGGACTGAACTCGACTCGCTTTACAAATTGCAGCAGCACCGGACGCAACGTGGCGTTGTCCACGGCCCTAAAAGCCCGCTCGTCTTCCAGTAGGAACTGGTAATCCGGCATCAGCCACGGATCCACGATGCGATCCATCCGCATATAGGCCACCTGATCCCGCAGATCCAGGATCGTCTTCCGCAGGCTTGGCACACCCTGTTCCTCCAGCTCTTCCAGCTGCCTGATCTGCTCACGCAGCCGCGCCTCTTCTGGTGGAATCTCCGGTGGTGCATCCTCAGCCAGCAGCTGTGCCATCTGCTTGGCACGTTGCACAAGTGCCCGCGCCAACTCATCCCTCACCCTGTCTTCTCTGACTGTCTTTCCGCATTGGCGGCACGACAGGTTGCGGCACTGGTATCTCGCCGCATGGGTCTGTTTGGCTGGTGTCTTCCAGCCCATGTACTTCCCGCAGCTACGGCACTGCAGCAGGCTCGTCAGCAGGTGCGCGTTGCCACCCTTCCTCTCCCTGGTCTTCGTCTCCCGCCGCGACATCCAATAGCGCATTGCAGCGTTGTATTCCTCTGTGCTGATCAACCGCGGCGCACGGCCCCATTCGACCCGATCCCAGTTGCCAATCGACGTTCGCCCGTAGCCGATGCCCCCGCGCAGCATCGGATTGCGAACCCAGTTCAATAGGCCCGTCGCTGTTGGCTTCCACGGGAAGTCCTCCGGCAACCTTCTGATCGTCAACCTGAAGGCCAGCTGATCTGCCAGCAGCTGCTCAAACAGCCACCGTGCTTCCTGCCAGTGCTGGGGGTGCATGGCGGGCTTGCCATCAACTGCCACATACCCAAACGGCAGCCGCCCCCGTGCCAGATACCCCGCCTCTCTTCTCCGCCTTAAGCCATCGGCGCTCTTCAGCCCGATCATCCGCGCCTGCACCCGGTTCATCAGGCTGGTAACACCAGCTGACAGCAGCCCGCTCACCGACTGGTTCTCCCATACCTGCCCGAACAGGTCGCGTACTTCTGTCCCAGCAGTCGCGCATTCCTCCAGAAACTCCATATCGCTGCCGTCCCTGGCCAGCCGGCTCAGGTCAGCCACCAACACACGCCGCACCCGCCCCTGGGCCACAAGCAGCCGCAACTCCGTCCACCCTGGCCGCTGACCCTTAGACGCACTGCGCCGCTCGCTGATCACCCGGTCAACCCCTAGACGCTCAAACTCGGCCACCTGCATCTCGATGCTCGTGTCCTGCGCGTCCTGCATCGTGGAAACCCGCGCATAGCCGACCACCATCCGAGAATCCGGCCGGTTCATCTAGGGCTGAGCTGCGCGTGAGGCCATAACTAAACTACTCCGAGGACTGCTTTCGCTATGGCCACACAGAGGGAAAACGGGGAGGCGCAGGCCACGGCTGCGATTTCCCCTCCACAGCTTTGGGGACAGGTCGTGGACATGGGCCAAATACAGCCCGATCGCCGCAACGCCCGGCGCCGAACTGAGCGTTCCTCAGCTCTGATCGAAAACAGCCTCTCTGAGTTTGGTGCCGCCCGTTCGATCGTCATCGACGAGACCGGCACCGTCTTGGCCGGCAATGGCACCGTGGAGGCCGCGGCGTCACTGGGCATCGATCGCGTGCTGGTGGTGCCCACTGACGGCAACACGCTGGTGGCGGTGCAGCGCACCGATCTGAGCGAACGCCAGAAGCGCCGCTACGCCATCGCAGACAACCGGGCCTCTGATCTGTCCGAATGGGATGCCCAAACCCTCTCAGAGCTGTCTCAAGAGGATCCCGACCTGCGCCTCGACAGCTTCTTCACCGAGCAGGAGCTGGATCACCTGATGGCCGACCTTGCGCCGGAGGAGGGCGGCGAAGAAGAAAAAACAGGCAGCCAGGGGAAGCTGGAGGTAAAACTCGCATTTGAAGACCCGAGCGACTTCGATACATTCCTGCAAACATTGCAACAGCTCAGTGCTGCGCTGCCCAAGCTGCGCACCACTGAGCAACGGATCCAGTACGTCTTAGACCAGTTCCTCAGTGACTGAACGGCCGCAAAAAGTCAACAGGCGCTGCACTAAGGCCGAGCAGGAATATCGCATTCGCAAACTGATGACATTGGTTAAAAACGGCTGGGACACCAATCAGCTCCGCCAATACGTCCGCGAGGAATACGGATTGGGCAACAGTGCTGCTCACCGGCTTGTGGACGCTACCTATGACGCCATCGTTGACGGCATGAACGAGCTGGACCGCAGGCGCATCAATGCCATCACTCTGGTGCGATTTGAGAATGCCTACCGGCTAGCAGTCAGTCAGCGCAACCCTATGGCAATGATTCAAGCCAATTCCCATATCGCCAATCACTGGGTCAAGAACGCACCGGAGATCACCACAGGTGCTGCCAATGCCGATGCCGATGACCCGGAGGAGGATTTCTGATGCCACGCCAGGGTCCATCGCTGGTGGAATGGGCGCAGCCGGGCAAGCTGCTGGATGACGAGGGCAGCGCCGCAGAAAAACGCCCCTGGGAGCAGCTGCCCAAAAAATGGCCCGAGTTTTCCCATGAAACGCTGATTGCATCCGGGGGCAAATATGTGCCCTTCGACCCATACAAATACCAGGTAGATCTGATACGCACGATCCGCAACTGCACCAACACCTACGTGCTCAAGAGCCGTCAGACCGGCGTGAGCGAAACCGTGATCAGCTACATGCTCAGTCAGGCTATTCGCAAGCCGGCTTGGACCGGGGTGGTCTTCTCCAAGACCGGCGACGACGCCTCAGAGCTGGCAGCGCGAATCAAGGGCCAGGCGGCCACCCTGCGGAATCGTTGCCCGAAGTTCTCCAAGGACTCGATGCGCAAAATCGTCTTTGAAGGAGCTGGCAGTCTCCATTTTCTGCCGCCGACTGAGCGGGCCGCCCGCGGCATCCCCTCGGCCAGCTTCATCTTGTTTGATGAGGCTGCTTTCATCGATAAGCTCCAGGGCATCGAGACCGGTGCGCTGCCCACCACCTCGATGCTGGGTGATCGGGCCCGGCACGTCTGGGTCACGACCCCGAACGGTCGATCGGGCCATTTCTCGGATCACTGGCAGGAAGACCACGGCGAGCGGGTGATCGACCCGACACCGATGGGCGCCAGCGGGGTGCCGCGGCTGCAGATCAGCCCGGACAAGCAGTTCGCCAAAGTCGCGATCCACTACTGCCAGCATCCGATCTACGGGGCGGATCCGGGCTGGGCCGAGTCGACCCGGCGGCGGCGTCAGCTGACCATGAAGCAATGGCGTCAGGAGTACGAGCTGGATTTCGCCGCCAGCGACTTCGAGATCTTCAGCCATGAGCTGATCGCCCAGGCCGAAGCCATGGGCGGCTGGGAGAACCCGCACAGGGGCCATCAATATGTGATGGGGATCGACCCGAACGGTGGCGGCAACGACAATTTCGCGATCATCGTCGTAGATGTGTCCACGAGCCCTTGGCGGACAGTGGCGGGCTTCTACGAAAACCAGAGCTCCCGAGACTACGGGTTGCGCCATGCGGCGCGGCTGTTTGACGAGTATCAGCCAGAGCTGGTGGCGGTGGAGAAAAACGGTGTTGGCGCCGCGGTGGCTGAGGCCCTGGCCATCCTCCGACCGAGCGTGATGGTGGAGGAGGTCAGTACTACTCAGGTCTCCAAGGTATTGATGACCGATCGCATCGTGCTGCTGCTGGAACAGGGCGAAATCACGATTCCGCCGGACTGCTACATCGGCAAGGAAATGCGCAACTTCCGTCAGACCGACAAGGGCAAGCGAGAAGCGGCTTCAGGGCACCACGATGATGCGGTGATGGCCTTGGCCCTGGCCTGCCATGCCGGTGCGACGCAGCGCCCGCTCGACAGCAGCTGGATTGCTATGGCCTGAGGCCTGAAAAGCGAAAAGGGTTCCGGCGGCAACCGGAACCCTTCCCTGAAAAACCAGACCCCCTCGATTTGCAAGCGGGGAGGGATCTGGAACCACACCCGGCGATGCCGGGCCACACCGTTCAGGCTACTGCTGCCAGGCCGATGTCGCCAGCGACCTGTGACGAGTTTTCGCCCAGGATCATGATGCGGCGAGGGGTAGCCCAAGCTGAGCGTTATTCAATGCGCCACACGTCAATGCCGGGTACGTCGTAATCCCAGGCCTTGCCCATGAATCTCAACCCATATGGCGGATCAGTCACCACAGCATCCACGCTGCAGTCCGGCATGGTGCGCATCACCTCTAAACAGTCGCCGAGGTGAAGGGTGAGCTGGGCCATGACTACACCACCTCCGGCTCAAACACCGTGCTCAGCAACGTCAACTAGGGCACTGCGGCCAAGGCAGGGTTGCCGGTCAGCTCATCCACGAGCACAGGGGCAGGGCACACGGCTGGGCAGGCCTCGACCTGGTCCTGATTGGCCGGCTTCAGATGGATCAGTTTGATCTGGTCCCGGCTGAGGTCGATTTGGAACGTGTCGCCAGGTTGCAGGCCAAGCATCCGCGTATAGGCCTTCCCGATCGTCAGGTTGCCGTTGAAATGCACCTTGGTGACACTCGACAGCTTGCGGCCGCGGGGGGCGGCCGCATCCGGCAGCAGCCCCTTGGCCTGCAGCACGGCGCGATAGAACTGCGCCGACAATGTGCGGGTGCGGCCATTGGCCGTCACTTTCGTGTAACCACAAGCCGCCGCCAGCTCTTTTTCCGTGGCGGTGGTATAGCGCTTCAGTGTGGCGAGAAGCTCAGGCCCGGTGATCATGGGTAGGGAAAAGACGATTAGCAGATCGTAGTCTTGTAGTCCATCAGAAACAAGCGCTGCGCTGTCCTCAGCGAGTGACAGCTAACGTCTGTGCCAGCGGCGACCGGACTTCATTGATGGACTGGCCCGACCCGCCCGGTTATCGCCTAACGGCCGATCAGTCCAGGCAGACACGCTATGGCTGGGCCGTGATCACCTCGCCGCCCAAAACCGACATCGCGGTGATCGCTGTATTCGACTGGCAGGAAGCCCGCCGCACGATGCCGTACCAGTGGCTGAATACCCACCCTGATCAGCCTGCCAGCGTTGGCGCCACAAAGGCCCTGGCGATGCAGACCTACAAGGCGATTCTCGAGCGGCGGCGCAAGCAAAAGCTGCAGGACTGAACAGCCTCCGCCCTGCGTCAGCCCCCGGCGCCGGGCAGGTAGTTCTGGCGCAGCATGGTTGCCACAACACTGTGCTGCAGTTCCATCAGGTCGATCACCTTCAGAGCGCAGGCCCGGACGCTTTCGATGTCGGTGGCACCTCGCAATTCCTGGCGAATCGCCGCCAGTTGAAAGGCGGTTTCCAAAGGCATCTGGTAGGGCACGGCGGTGCAGCAGCTAAGCAATTCTGGCCGCGGTTCGTGATAGCGCTGCACGGTTCAATCAAGATCCAGTGGCAGCTGATACAGCCCAGGCTCCTTTCTGCGCTGTTCCGAATCATCGGCATCAGTGCCGGCCAGTCGCTTCAGTTGGGCGACAGCACTCTTGAGACGCAGCGAAACAGCCTGATGGCTGATTCCCATCTCCTGACTGATGGCCTTGAGACTGGCCCCCTCTAGGAAACTGCGCCGAACGATCATCTGATCGCGCTCCGGCAGGGTCTCGATGAACACCAGAATCTGCTCCAGCGCCAGATCGTCCTCCAGGTGCTCCTGGCCGCGCCGTGCATCCTCGCCGCCGATCAGGTCACCTAGAGCGCTGCGGTTGCTGTCCAGCTGGGCCGGCTTGTCGAGTGAGATCAGACTGCGGCAATGGGCGGCTCGGCGGGCCCGTGACAGCGTGCTGCCTGAAAGCTCCAGTCGGTCGTTCAGCTTTGCATCGGTGATCTTTTCGCCCGCCTGGTGCATCCGCATCACTTCGGCGTCGATCTTGCGCATATCCTCCTGCAGATTCACCGGAATGCGGATCGTGTCTGCATTGGCGATGTAGCGGGAGATCGCCTGGCGGATCCAGTTGAAGGCATAGGTGGAGAACTGATACCCCCTCGATGGGTCAAACAGTTCCACTGCCCGGATCAGGCCAAAGGTTCCTTCCTGGATCAGGTCATCCAGCGTGATGGCCGGATGGGTCAATTTGCGGCTGCTGGCAATGTGGACAACCAGCCGCAGATTGCATTCCACCATCCGGCGCTTGGCTCGCATTCCGGCTCGCTTGACGCCAGGAGGCGCTGCGTCAGGCCCCCCTTCCCAGTCCAGCCAGCGGCGAATTAGTCGAGCAGTTCGCATCGACAGGTTTGGCGTCATCACTTGGAAGCGGCCGATGCTGTTGAGGAGCTGCTCGGTGGAATCAGGCACAGCGAGGCGCTGTTGACGGCGGCGTCTCAACAGTAATGTTTCACACCGTCATCGTCGATGAACGCAAACGTACCTGTCTATGAACGTGATTAGCCTTCCGTAGGCGGCATGGGCGGCACATGGACGACAGCGAAGTTCGGCAGGATGGTGTTCTGGTCAATGCCCTGACCGGCATGGGCCTGCAGCAGGATCGGGGCCAGTACACCGGCATTGCCACGCCCAGATTCCTGAGCGAGCTGGACCTTGATGGGCTCTACCTCAACAGCTGGCTGTGCCGCAGGGTGGTGGATGTGGTGGCTTCCGAAGCCACGCGCAACGGCTGGGACATCGCCCTGGGGGACGACACCAAAAAGGCCCGCCGGCAGTCCGATGACCTGATTGCCGCCGGGGAAAAGCTACGCATCCGCAAGCATCTGGCCTATGCAATCCAGATGGCGCGGCTGCATGGTGGCGCCGCGATCATCCTGCTGACCGATGAAGGCGGCCAGCAGAAGCTCGATCAGCCCCTGCGGCCAAACCGGCTGAAGCGCATCAAAGGCCTCCACGTCCTGGACTGCTGGCGCATCTGGCCGGCACCGGGCTGGAGCGGTGTTGGCAAACCTGAGCAATACCAGTTCAACACTGAACGCGATGGCGACTTGAGGCAGTACGGGCTGGCCGACCTGCAGCAGGTCACCATCCACGCCAGCCGGCTGCTGCGCATTGAGGGAGACAGCATCCCCTGGCGTTACAAGAGCCATTTCAAGTGGTGGGGCGTGAGCGTGCTGCAACCCCTGTGGGAGGTCTTCAAGCGCTACGAGACCGGCCAGACCAGTGCAGCGGCGCTGCTGCATGACTTCGATCAGTTCATTCACAAGATTCCCGGCCTTGGCGGCATGATCACGGCCGGCAATCAGGAAGCCATCACCCGCCGGTTGGAGCTGAACCAGATGGCCCGATCGGTCTACCGGGGCCTGGTGCTCGACGCCAATGAGGAGGCCAGCTTCATCACCCGCTCGGCGGCCGGCATCAGCGACATCCTCGACCGGCTGGTGCAGGAGGTGACCGGGGCCAGCAAATTGCCCCACACCAAGCTCTGGGGCGAGTCGCCTTCAGGCCTGGGTGCCACCGGCCGCAGCGAGGACCGGGCCTTTGCGCAGGACATCGCCGAGTACCAGGAAGACGTGCTGCAGGAGCCCCTGCGGCAGTTCTACGAGACGCTGATGATGTGCTCGGAAGGGCCTTTCACCGGTGAGCCGCCGGATGACTGGCGGGTGCAGTTCCGCCCGACGTTTGTGATGACCGACGAGGAGACTGCGACCCTGCGGCAGGCGGTGGCCGCGGCGGACAGCCAGTACATCAATGCCGGTGTGCTGGCCCCGAATGAGGTGGCCCTGGCCCGCTTCGGGCGGCCGGAGTTCAGCCTCGACACCACGCTGATTGACCGGGAATCCGATGGTTCGATCAAACAGGAGGAGGAGCCGGGCATGCCCGAGTTCGGCGGCGATTTCGGCCAGTTTGATGAGGACTTCGGCGCCAAACAGCCTCCGGCTGCCGCCGGCCCTGCGGGGGTTGGCGGCCCGGCCGCACCCGGCGGCCTGGATGGCCGTGAAACGACAGATGCTGCCGATGAGCCCTGCTGCCAGGCCTGCGCCCGCGGCGAGCAGTGTGAGGACGACTGCCCGGCGCAGGACGGGGAAGAATGCGGCTGCGAGCACAGTGATGAGAGCAAGGAGAACGATCCGGCCCGTCACAAGCATCCCGATAAGGTCGGCCAGGTGATGCACCGCTGGAAGCACGGCACGCTGCACAGCGGCACCGGCCGTAAGGGCGAACACCGCGGCCCTGTTGGCTACCCCGGCGGCCAGAAGCAAGCGATCGCCATTGCGTTGAGCATTGCCGGCAAAGGCAATCGCAAGCGGGGCAAGACTCGCACTGTTCGCACCGATGCCGTCTGCCTGCCGGCACGGCTAAAGGTGGCTGGCCTGATGGTCGACACGCGGATTGACGGCACCGGTCGGTTGGTGGGGCCCTATGGCCAGCCCACCAGCTATGAGGCCGTGGTGGGCCAGGGAGACAGCGGTATCTGGGAGGTGATGGACAGCGCCACCGGTGAATGGCTGGCGGTGGTGGGCGTCGCTGACCGGCGTCTGATCGAGCAGGCGGCGCCGGGCGCCAAGATCCGCCCGCTGGATTCGCTTGATCTGGCTGCGATGGGCATTCGCTGCGATGCCTACTGCGAGCCATGAGTCAGGAACGCAGGGAACGGCTGGCCCAGGCACTCAGCGATGAGTTGCGGGGCCTGGAGGATGCGCAGATCAAAAGGATCGGGCGGATCTTTGATGCAGCCCTGAAGGTCACGATCGAGCGGGTCTACCAGCTGCTCGACAACATCGATGCCCAGCCGTGGTACGACCCCAAGACCACGCCAGGCGCCTTTCAGGGATCGACGCCTGACGGGCCGGTGCCGATCGAGCCGGTGCAGAAGAACCAGGCGAAGCTCTACCTGGAGGGGCAGTTGCTGCAGGACCTTCGCCGAGCCCTGGATCAGATGCAGCTGACGCCACAACAGCTGCAACGGCTCGATCGCGAGCTGGCCACCTTGTTCAACCGGGCCCAGGACCTTGGCACCGAATACGCCACCCAGCTGCAACGGGAAGAGCTGGAGCCAGCGCTGAGCTCAGCGAATCGGCCGCCGGAGCCTGATCCAGTGCTCAGCCAGTGGCCGGATCGCGAGTACCAGGAGGGGCAGCGCTTCACCCGTCTGTTCGATTACGCCGGCGCGGTGGCGGCTGCGGAGCGGGACTTCAAGAGCCTGAGCGAGAACTACCGGCAGCAACGCGATGCGGCCACCAATGATCACGTCCGCAGGGCCAAGAATTACTACTTCAAGTGGTGGCGGCACTGGGGCGACACCGTGCAGTTCCTGACTGGCCGACAGATGGCCACCGGGCCAGATCCGCGCACACTCAAGCGGGAACTGCAAAAGGCCATCCCCAACGTGAATGAGGCCTTCCGCAACCGGGCCGAGACGATCGCCCGCACTGAAACGCTGCTGGCCAGTGGGGAGGCCCAGGAGCGCAGCTACCGGCAGATGAACGTCGGCTTCGTGCAATACCAGGCCACGTTTGACGATCGCACCTGTGAGTTCTGCGCGCCGCGCCATGGCTGCCTTTACTGGATCGGCTCCGTGAAGGCGCCAATTCACCCGAACTGCCGCTGCACACTGACACCGGTGACGCTGGAGGCCTTGGCGCTTCAGAACGCCATGGCGGAGGACGGTGGGCCGAGCTGGGAGGAGGAGGCCCAGAAAACGGCCGCAGCCGCTGAGGAGCATTTCAGGCGGGCCAATGGCGAGGACGCCAAGATGCGGCCCATCGGCGGACCGGGCCAGGGGCGCGGAACTGGCGATTTGCCGCTGATGGAGAGGAATGGGTTGCCGGCCACGAAGCGACGCCAAAGCCTGCCGGTGAGCGATCCGATGAACGCCGGTGCGCAGTCATGGCCAGCGGGAAGCCCGGTATGGGATCCGCGGCGGGGCTGGCTGGACCCAAGCGCCCGGCAGGCCTACGAGGCGGTGGTGGCTGAGGTCAAGGCCCTTTAACCGGCTAGGCGTCCTGTTGACCCCTTAATCGGCTTGCCTGGACGCCGAGGAACCGTGCAAACCGTGCAAGTTTCCCGGAATCTGCACGGTTTGCACGGTTGACAGCCAAAGGAGACGGCCACCTCCTTTTTCCTGAACGGGAAAGGAGACGGCGATCTCCATTGAAAAAGAAGGAGACGGCCGCCTCCATTAAAAAAAGGAGACGGTGATCTCCTTTTGCTGAACGGGAAAAGGAGACGGTGATCTCCTTTTGCTGAACGGGAAAAGGAGACGGTGATCTCCTTTTCTCGACCCGCTCAGTAGGCCACCGCCAGGGCCACCAGCTGCGCCTTGGCCAGGCGTGTGCGGACGCCGGTGATGCGCCGCAGCTGGGCATTGCTAAGCAGCGCCAGATCGGCGCCCACCACCGCGAGCGGATGCAGGGCCGGCGGCGCTGGCAGCAAAGCCGGCTGGCGGGGCCGTGCGGCCAGCTTCAGCGGCGGCGGCACCAACCGCGTAGCCCACCAGCGGGCCAGCACGTCGTTGGCGCGGTGCAGGGCGCGGCCGGTGAACTCGCCAGCCACATAGGCAACGACCGTCAGGGCGATCAGCCCGCGCCAGACGATCTGGCCCACCTCGGCCCAGTCGATCTGGCCATGCAGCCAGCGGAGGGCCTTGAGGGTGATGACAACAGCGCGACGGGCGCTTTGCAGAGTGATCATGGATCCACCCGGTTCATGCCGGGGCGAAGAGGATCAGGGGCGTCGGGAGCGCATCGTTTCCAGCGCTCAACCGACGATGAGAAAAGGTCGTCGCGGGGCCGTCCCTCAGCAGTCCCACTCAGCGAGCCGGGCCTTGGCGTCAGCCAGTTCCGACTCGACCGCATCGACTGCAGCAAGGGCCTCAAGGGCAGCCTGCTGCAGTTGCTCGGTGGAGCGGCACCACGCCGCGAAGGCTTCATCCAGCTCTGCGATCAGAGCAGCGGTTTCAGCCTCGCGGGCGAGGGCGTTGCGGGTGATGTCGTCCATCGGTCCTCCGGTGTGTGGTGAGCACCAGGCGGGTGCTCTGTGGTGTGCCTGGTAGAGCCACCACCGGGGCCGGGCGACAGCCCGCGGATTCTTCAGTTGTCCAGGTTCCTTGGGCCCTGGGGCGGGCCCGCGAAGCCATACTAACACCAGCCGTTCACGAACGTGAACAGGGGCTGAGGAGGCCGTCGCTACAGCCGTTCAAATAGCCAGCTGGGCGGCCCGCCCGGCGGCACCAGATAGCCAAGCTCCTGCGAGTAGCGCTTCCCGCGGCCCGCCAGCCGCCAACCGTGCAGTTCAGCGCCGACCGGATGCTGCCGGGCCCAGTAGTTGACGGCCTGGCGTGTCAATCCGAGCAGCCGGGCCAGCTCCGGGCCGGTGATCACCGTTCCAGCCGGTGCCTGCTGTAGCGGCGCCCCCAGCGGTAGTAGCCGTTGGGGGTGGAGCGGATGGTGATGAGGAGGGGGTTCATTTGAGCCGCGGCGCTTCGGAGATCGGAAGGGGTACCAGCCCATCGGTGGGGATGTAGACCACGGTCTTCTCGCCCTTGTCGTTCTGCTCTTGGAGGCCTTGGATGTAGAGCCAGCGGAGGTATGCGTCGCTGCTGCCGAGCTCGGCTTTGAGAGCGGCTATGGCCTGGGCACTCCCTTGAGCTTTTGTGATCTCGGCCATTGCTTCGAGTTCGGCTGATTCCTGCTTCGCCTTGGCCTCAAGCACGCGAACTTGACGAGTGCTCTCGGCTTCCATCAGGGCGGCGCGCCCCCTAAGCGTCCGGTTATAGACACCGAGTTGGGGTGTACCCCAAAGGATGAAAGCAAGGACAGCGACGCTGCTAGTGACGATGGCGATGTAGGTGGAGCGGTTCATAGAGGTCAGAGAGCTTGGTGCGAGTTGGCAGGCCAAGCTGCTTCGGCTGGTTGGAGAGCGGCCTCAGCCGGCGGGGCGGCCGTCAATCGGTCCATGCCTTGCGCTCAGCGGCTGCCTTTTCTGCAGCGGCTGCCTTGCGGGCCCTGACGTGAGCGACCCATTCGTCATGGGTCATGTTGTCGAGCCAGGGGCAACGGCCCTGAGCATCGGGAACCTGGCGCTGGTAGGGGGCTTTCATGGCAGGGTTTGTGTCTTGAGGCTTCAGGGGCCGTGGGGTCGATGGTCGGTTCGTCCGGGAACAAGACGTTGATCAGCAGGTCGGCGGGGTAGCTCACAGCCCCCACGCCTCCGCCGCCCACTGCTTCAGCTCATTGAGTGTCAGCCAGTTGCACTCAGGGGTGGCATCGCCGCACTCGCGCTGCAGATTGCGGCCGGCCCAGTAATCGACCCAGCAGTGGTAGACGGGCGCCTGACCGCGCAGGCGGGTGAAATGGATTTTCATGCCGCGGGCGGCGGCGGCTTGACGGACAGCGGTCAGGGTGATGGTGGCGGTCATGGCGGATGGTGGCGAAGGGGCAGGCGGGCATCACAGCGGCCGTCCCTGCCCCTCGATCATACATCAGCTGTTCACGTTTGTGAACGGCCCCGGTCGATGGCGCTTTGCCTCAGGGCTCTAGCCTTGGCCAGGTATTGGTCATAAATCTCCGGCGGCATTTCGGCTTCGGCCACTTGCTTGAAAAATACGCCCAATGGGAACTCCGCTCTTAAGTCTTCCAGTCGTCTTTGCCTGGCTTCGTTTGCGGCTTTTCGCATCTGTCTCAGGGATCTGCGCAAAGATATAAGCCGTGCCTTGCGACTGCCAGTGGCATGGCGCAAGACCTTGTCCACCTCCTGGAGGACGCGATGGCAGTCGTCGGGCGGAACAGCTGCGGCAAGATTCGTTGTATTGATCTTGCGCTTAAGCACGGCAGACCAAAAAGACCATTTCTCTTCATCCATCCAGCAGGCTCCTTTCGGTATGAAGCCGACGCACCTGGAAGGTGTTGATTACAGCCCCCGCTGCATCCATCTCTTGCACCGTGAGCAGCCCGCGGTTGAAGCGATCTCGATCGGCTCGGTCCAGCCCTGGCATATGAACCTCCGAGACGGTCTGGGCAAAGGCCGCCACCCAGTAAGGCAAGGTGCCAAAGACATTCCGATGTACCACGCTGTCCGGGGTGGCATAGGGAATCACGGGCCCGCGAATGCCTTTGTCGGCTAGCCACTCGACCAGACTTTCGTTGCGGGTCACAATCAGTGGATCCGAAAAGTTATACATGGTCAAGGAGATTCAGTGGAAAGGATGTTCTCGATGGCTAGCGCAGCTCGTAACTCTTGAAGGCCTAGTTCCCCCAGCCCTTTTACTTTTATAGGTGGCTGATCAGACCAATCCTTAAGTTCGTCCGCATAACGAAAACCTGCTCTAAGCAAGGAGTTTTGGGTTCTTAGTCTTAGCCCCAGGTCTTGTATCGCCACTCTGCGAGGTGCAATAAGGGGCTCGGATGGGCAAGCAGAGTCCGCTTCATAGTGCAATAGAGCTGCCGCGGCCATCTGGCCATGTTGTTCCAGCCAGCAGGCAATCTCTTCAATAATCTTTCGCGCTTCATTTACCCCCGTGCCGTAAGGCTCGCTTTGTCGTATAACTTCAGATACACGTCTCATCAAAAAATGGCGAAGATTGATGGACTTTTGGCTATTTAGCTCAAACCCAAGCTCGGTGACGAGTTTTTCAATCCAAAACCGTGTCAATCCAGTGGCCTCAGCCTGCTGCCGCTCTAGCTGCTTCAGGTCCACCTCAAGGGATGAAAGCCACGGTGGTGGCTGTGGATCGCTCGGGCGTTTTGCGTCAGTCATTGCGAAGCTCCAGTTCAATCAAAGAAACAATTTCATCAAAAGTTGCAAGCCAGTCATCTTGACATTTGCGTTCGATCAACCATGCCTGCACTGCACAGATCGCGGCGCGGGATTCATGCAGGTACAAGTTAGGGTCAGCGCAGGCGCTGGGATGTATCGCTGCAGAAACACGCTCCACCAGCGAACGATCAGGTTTGGCCGGATCGTTGGGTTCCGCTGGCTGGGCGGCATCCAGCCCGACCTTGAGGCGTGAGCCGGTGCTCAGGATGGTTCGCCGATCGGCCTCCAGTGCCTCCACGCGGGCGCGGAGTTCAAGGACACAGGACGAAAGCTCTTTCGGGTCCAGGTCGCAAGGGGTGCCGCAGTATTCGCAGACCCACCAGTGTGTTGTCCCAGGCCCGCCCACGCTGACCGGTGCGCCGCAGCAGTCGGAGATCATGGGGTTACCTCCAGCCCCTCGCCTTTCAGGCGGCGCCAATACAGCTCGCGCAGCCCGTAACAGAAAACCTCATTCTGATGGTCTCCAATGGCTTGGAAGTAACGCATTCGTAGCGTCTCCCAGCGCCAGCCCGAATAAAGCAAGTGCTCAGGGACGGACTCTGTTGGTGTTTTGCGTGGCATAGGTTCAGATACAACACAAGCGGCAACAGCCAGCCGTCACCGCTCACGAACACTACTATGGCCGTCCACATCTGTGAACGGCTGTGACCAAAAGAAAATCAGCGGTATAGCCAGCCGCTGGTGGGGCCCACAGGGTCAGCGCCGGCCATGGCCCGCTCGACGGTGCTGCGGACCCCCTTGGCGGGGGCCTGCCAGCTGGCGGCCTTGAGGATGGCCCCGTCGGTCTTTCGCACAAAGCAGTAGATCGAACGATGGGTCAAGGCGGCGGCGCCTTGCAAGATGGGCGCCATCCAGATCCTGTCGTAGGTGCGGCCGGGCTGAATGCCGTAGGCATAGCCAACAGGATTGAAGCGATGATTCAGAAGGTCAACAAAAGCAGTGGCATTCACGGCGGTTCTGATTCAGATGGTGGGCAGGTAAACGGTCTTGGAAATGCGCGTGGCGGGGGTGATGCCCACGGTCTTGCCGCCGCGGGACCAGGCCTGTTTCCAGCGCCGAGCCACAGTCAGTTCGACGACACCGCTCATGCGGTTCCAGGCGGTTGAGCCGATCCCAGCCTTGACCCATAGGACTACGGGGTAGAGCAAATCCCCGCGCCCGTCTGAAATCCAACGCTCGTCCATGTCTGGAGTTAGCGCTTCATAGACGGCCCTGGGGCGAGCAATGGTCATGGTTCGCGATGCGATGGTCATGCAGGCACCCAATCCGTCAGGGCGTCCCGCCACAGAAGCCTACCTCATCTGTTCACGCTTGTGAACGGTCGTTATCTGAATTAGGGAAAAATCTATTGCCTGACCGTCCACGCCTAGGTATGGTCTGCCTGTTGTTCACTGCTGGGACCATGACCCCCAGAGCAGAGTGCGCCGCGATCATGGCGCCTTGGCTTGCGCTGATGTGCGGCCTGCTGGTCTTCACCTGCTGGCGAGATGCCAAGCCGCTGCCAGCCCCTGTCGCTCAGGTGGCCGTGCGATGACGCAAACCACCCAAGAGACCACCAATTCACTTTGGGTGCTCGGCATCGAGGCCCAGGAACTGGCCGCGGCGATCGACCGCCTGGCCGAGGATCTGGAAAGCCCCGATCCAGCGCAGCAGCAGCAGGCAGTGACCATGCTGGAACAGCTGCTGGAGACCAATGCGCAGCATCTTGATGCGCTGCACAAAAAGGCTGACGCCTATTGCTATGTGATCGGCCAAAAGCGGGCGATGGCCGATTTCCGCAAGGCCCAAGCGTTCCGGCTGACCGAACTGGCCCGAGCAGAAGAGCGCCGGGCTGACCGGATGGAGGAGGCGTTACTGCGTGTGCTCACCCGGCTTCAGCCGGGGCAGACTCAGTTCTCCCTTCCGCAGCATGAGCTGAAGTCAAGGGCTTCAGTTCGCGTGGAGATCACCGATCCCGATCTACTGCCCGCTGAGCTGCTGCGGAGCAAGACCACGACAGCGCCCGACAAAGATGCGATCAAAAAGCGACTGCAGGCTGGCGACACCGTCACCGGCGCCGAACTGATTGAGGTGAGGTCATGGCGGATCTGCTAAACCCCCTGCCCAGCCCGCGGAGGTTCTATTTCACGATCAGAGGCGAAAACACCTACCGGGCGGTCCGGGCTTCTAGCTTCACCGAAGCGAAGGCCCTGGCCGCTGAGGAATGGCTGCCCTGCTGGGGGCGGATTGAATGGATTGGCCACGCAGGCACACCAAGCGATCAGGCGTGATCAACACCCATGGCCGCCATCACTGGCGCTGTTTAGATATTGGAGCTTGCTTAAATGCGCTTGTCAGTCACATTTAGCGACAGCGAGATCAGAACGGTTGAAGCCATCGCCAAGGCCAGTGGCCTAAGCAGAACGGACTATGTAAGGCAGCAGTCGCTAGGCCGCATCGATGGCACCCGACTGGATGCCGGCTTCTACCGCGACACCGTGGAGTCCTGCGCCCGATTGATCGCCCTGCCCAGGCCACAGCTTGAAGCCCTTGTGGGGCTGGTCATCACCAGAGTGAAAAGCGCTGAAAGCACAAAGAATTAGCGTTCTGGCGGGCCTGGGTTGTTGGCCAGCAGGATCTGGAGCATCACCTCGGCCTGCCAGCGCTGTTGGTGAATTGCGCTGCGACCGCCCCTGCTGGCTCGCCAGGCCAGGCTTCCGTCAGGCTGGGTGATTTGCTTCAGGGTCACGGGCTCCAGATCCTGCATGGCAGCTCCCTACGGGTTTTAACGTAGGGAGCTGCGTTCTTGTGTTTCTACAGTGAGCCAAAGCATTCAAGAATCGCAATGGCAGACGACCTCAGCTTTGCAAAGCATGGCCTTGCTGACTGGGCGCGGAGCAATGGCATCTACCAGATCCGGGATGTGCTGACCCAGGCAGCGTCAATGGCGGGCAAGGCCAGTAGCGGCGAGGATCTGGCAAGCCTGCTCTTGGCGGAGCCCGCCCCATCGACGGCTGCCAAGGCCCCGGCCGCTGCCCCAAGCTCGACCTCCGAGGAAACTGCGTCTAAGGACAGCACCAGGGTCAAGGCCGTCAAGAAGTAGAGAAAGAAAAGGAGCCATACTGTGATGTGACCGTGCCGCCATGACCGTTCTCAACGAGATGGCCCGCCTGGTGCGGGACGAGCTGCTGACGCTGATTCAACCCGTCACGCTGCTGTCAGTCAACCCTGAGCGCAAAAGCGGTGCGGTAAGCGGCCGATTTCGGAGCAGTGGAATGCTTTTCGACTACAGCATTAGAGGTAACCGGGTTTCCTACAGGCCCGCTGGTAGTCGCTTAGATAGCGGCACTGCGGCAGCAGAGCTCTACGAAACAGTCGCCGAAGCCTGGCAGTTGGCATCGGAACTCGCTGAGGCGGCCGAACGCCTTGACACCCGCTGCCAAAAGCCAGACGGCACGATCTATGGCACCGCCGGCAAGTGCAAGCAGGGCCGTGAGCTGCGCCAGCGCAGCAGCGCCAAGCCGTCGTCCTCTGCGGGCGGGGCCGCAAAACCCAAAGCGAAAAAAACCGGCGCGAAAAAGCGTCAGAGCAAAAAAGCCCCTGATGAACGATTGGCGCGACTGGCAAAGCAAGAGATTTACGAAAGACTGGGTGCTTTTAGCGAGCAAGACAAGCTGACACCAGCTCAAAAGCGCACCCACATGCGGAGAGCGTTAAGTGCCGCAAAACGCCGCTACAGGGCAGGCGAAGATGCACCAAAGGATTTGCAGTCTCCTACGCATACGCCAAAGGCGCCAAGGCCCTACAGGAAATCCAGAAAGCCAAAGCCTGTAGCCGATCCTGGGCGCCTGCAGAAACTACAAAAAAGGGAGCTTGATAAAGCGTTTGGGTCAGGCGGCACTGGAATCGCCAACTTCAACACGATGCCCGCCCGTCAAAGAAACAAGCTCCACGATGCGGCATTACGAAAAGCCCTCCGTGCCTACAACGCAGGGGAGGCAGTGTGATGAGAGTGCCTGAAAGGAGCCAAGTGCGCCTAGACGCATTGCGTGAGCGAGCCGCCCATGCAATGCGTCTGGCAAGCCAAATGCGGCAAGGCACTCGTTGCAAGCGGCTTATGGAGCCACGGAAAGACTCCTACATGCAGGGTTTCCGCGAAGTCGTTAGCCGCCTGGATACACGCTGCCAGAAGCCTGACGGCACGATCTATGGAACCAGCGGCAAATGCAGGCAAGGCCGCGAGCTGCGTCGGAGAACCAGCGCCGATGGCCCCGGAGAGGGCAGGGCCTTTGCCGAGCAGTACGGCATGAAGTATTCGGCCGCCAATGAGCGGGTTGTCAGGCGGGCCCGCAGTGTCCCGGATGAAGCCTGGAACGAGCTTCCGGTCAAGAGCCTGCCCCATGGCACACAGCTGCAGGCCAACGAGAAAACCCTGAAGCTCAAGCCGATCAACAAGGTCGTTTCGGGTCGGGAGCCATTCCGAGAGGGCTACGTCACCAAGCTCTGGCAGGACGGGCGCGGACGGCTGCACGTTGCCGATGGCCACCACCGGGTTGCCATGTATCACGCCTTGGGCAAGGACATGCCGGTGCGGATCATGTCGGAAGCCGATTACAAGCGGCTCAGCCGGCGTCGTGACAGCTGGAATGACAACCGCCTGGACACCCGCTGCCAGAAGCCTGACGGGTCGATCTACGGCACCGCCGGACGCTGCCGCCAGGGGCGCGAGTTGCGCCAGCGCAGCAGCACTGATCCCAGTAAGACGCCCACCACCTACGACCGGACGCCACCAGCCAACCCGCCCTACTGCTGCAACAAGCAGGTGGAGAAGGTTACCAAGGCGCTTCGGGCCCGCATCGCCAAGCTGGAGCCGGCCATGTCGGAGGAAATGATCGGCCTGGCCAACAAGCACGGGGCCAAGCTGGATGGGTTTCCGTACCGACTGAAATCGGAGAAAAGCCTGGGCAGAAAGATCGAAAATGAATACAAGTCCGACGAGTTTGGGGGTGATATAGAGAAGTGCGCCAACGCGATGTCGGACGTGGTGCGCTACACAATCAAAACAACAAACGAGAGATACACCGACACTGTTGAAAACGTGCTCTCTGATCTTAAGGCGAAAGGCTACGAGGCGCGGGTGAAGAATTACTGGGAAGAGGGCCAGCCCTACAGGGGCATGAACGTGGCCCTGACCAGCCCAGACGGCCTCAAGGTGGAGCTGCAGTTCCACACGCCGCAGAGTCTCTACGTCAAGGAGAAGACCCACAGGCTCTACGAGGACTACCGGGTGGAGAAAAACGATGCCAAGCGCCGCAAGCTCTACGACGCGATGGTGCGGATCACGGACAAGCTGATCCCGCCATGGGGTACGGCCACCAATGCCGGCTCCCGGTCGCCCCAGGTGCGAGACTTGGCCCGTAACTCCGCACGAGAGCGCGAGCGGTTGCTGAGCATCGGCAAGCGCAAAAAAATGGGCTTCCAGACTGCCAAGGAAGCGGGGCTGACGTAGCGACGCCCAGAGCGTTCACGAACATGAACGCAGTGCTACACTGATTGCGGCCCCAGTGGGCCTTTCATTCGTCAAGGAGGTAACCAGTGGCTTTCAAATACTGGTGCAGGCTCCGCGGGAACAAGCCCGTGATCCTGTTCCGCATGAGCGCCGAGGGTGGCGAGGAAGTGCTGAACATGGACGGCTGGGGGCCTGCTCCTGGCAGCTACGAGGACATCCTGGAGGGCAGCTTTGATTATCAGCCGATCGGCGAGAAGCTGGCACGCGACTACTTCCCCAAAGGATTCGTTGAAGGGTGATAGTTGCTGCGCTTGAGCGTGCATCAATCCTGGCGCAAGAATGCAGCCAAGAGCCATAGCAGCAGCAGAACATGAGCCAGGTGATCGCCGATCTTGAACGCCGCCTGGCTCGACTTGATGCCCGCGCCAAAGCGGCCCCGGCCGGCCAGCTGGGCCTCGACCTGACCGGCGGCGGCGGAACCGGCAAAGGTCAGCCCTGCGGCCAGGGGTGGATCTCTAAGGACAAGACCTGCCAGAAGGGCGCCGGCGGCGGCAGCTACAGGCCAACGCCACAGGTGAAGGAAGGCCTCAGCATTAAGCCCATGGTCAGCGGCGAGATTGAGTATGACGTTGCTGCTGAACGCAAAAAAAACAAGGGCGCTTCAAAGTTTTGGCGTTCCAGCCGTAATGGCCGACCGGCGTATTCTCATTACTTCCGTGATCGGCAGGCTGTTGAACACTGGATGGCGGAAGATAGTGCGCAAGCTGATGCCGACCTAGAAATCGGCTCTGACAAGCGCCGATCAAAAGAATGGCAGGCGGAGTTCAAGCAGAGCTACAGCGACCATCGTCTGATGTACGCGAATGCTTCCGACTACGACTTGCTTGAGAGCGCGGAGCGTTGGGTTGGCGCGGGCAAGGCGACCCGTGGCGGCACCGCGATCGACGTGCGGATTGGCGGGAACAAGCACTCCCGGCCGATACGGGAAGGCTTCTTTGCCGCCAGCGCTGAGCCGGTGCTCACCAACCCAGGCCGCACAGATCCCGGCTTGGCGCCCAAGGCCAAGCCCCAAGGGCTGAGCGCCCAAGACGTGATCACGAGCAAGCGGCAGGGCGAGTTTGCCCGCCAGCAGCAGCAGGCTGCCAAGGCTGCTGGTGATCAGCGCGGTGCGGCGGCATGGCGCCAGCAGGAACGCAAGGCCGAGCGAGCCCGGCTACAGACCGCGATGCAGGGCAACAGCCAGAGCCAGACATCGCTGTTCGGCGTCACCGAATACGACGAGACCCTGCCTTTGTTCGGCCGGAGGGATTCTGTAGACCGGGTGAGCCGGCTACTGGGGCAGGTGCTGTCCGAGTACCTGCCAAAACCACAGGTGATCGAGTGGGACGCCAGCCAGGGCACCACCCATGGGCGGGTGGTCTCCGAAGGCCTGCTGTACGGCTTCCGCTGTGATGCCGATTCCGTGAGCTACAGGCCCGCCTGGAGTGGCATCAACGAACGGCAGTGGGAATCCAGATCAGAGGGCTTCCTCCAGGCTCGCTACCCAGAGATGAGGCTGGACTTCAAGTTCAACCAGAAACGCAGCAAGCGCAAGTGCAGCAAGGGGTACGGCTGCGGCAATGCCTGCATCTCCATGAACAAGGAATGCCGGGTGCAGGCCAAGAACGCCATCTCCAAAGCGCGGCTTAAGGCTCTGCGGGCCCTGGCGATGGAGGGCGATGCCACGGCCGCGCAGAAGGCCCGTGACGTGCAGATGCAGCGGGACGAGAAGGCTCAGGAGCTCAAGGGCGACCGCCAGGTGGGCAAGCTCAAGAAAATGCTGGAAGACCCGCGCATCGCTGAGCTGGTCCGCACCGGCAGGCTGCCGGCAGAGGAAGGCAAAGCTGAGCAGGCGGCACCCAAGCCCGGCGACGTTCGCAACGTGACTCCCGATGGCATCGAGGTGGATCCCGATCGGTTCCAGTACAAGATCGGCAGCTCCGCCACCGGCGAGGTCGGGTCGCTGTCTGGCGTGCGGCGCTGGGATCCAAATCTGGCCGGCGTTATCAGCGTCTGGCAAGACCCTGATGACGGCAAAACCTATGTGGTGAACGGCCACAACCGCCTGGCGCTGGCCCGGCGCCTGGGGGCTGAGAACGTCACCGTGCGCTACCTGGATGCACCGGATGCCCGCACCGCCAGGGCGATCGGTGCCAAGCAGAACATCGCTGAAGGCGCAGGCACCGAAACCGATGCGGCCAAGTTCTTCCGCGACACCGGCATCAAGACTATGGAGCAGGTCGAGGAGCAAGGTCTGCCGCTGCGCAGTGGCAAAGCGGAGAAAGGCCTGGCCCTGGCCAAGCTGCCCGAAGAGATGTTCCAGGACGTGGTGCAGGGCCGCCTGCGGATGCGGCAGGCCGCACTGATCGGCGCCAGCGGCCTGGATGAGGACAAGCAGCGCGAGGTCTACAAGGTCATCAAGAAGAACCCCAAGATTCAGGACGAGACCCTGGGCGAATATGTCGAGCAGCTCGCATTCTCGGAGCGGCAGAAGCAGACCACCCTGGATCTGTTCGGTGAGGATGAAACGTCAGTTGACACCGGCCTGGCCAGGGCCGACCTGACCAAGAGCATCAAGAAAACGCTGTCGCAGGAGGCCCGGCTGCTGGCATCGGTGAGCAAGAGCCAGAAGGCAGTCGAAATCCTGCAGGAGAAGGGCGGCAACGTGATCAACGTGGGTCAGAGCCAGGAGAAGGCCGGCGAGGCCAACACGGTGCTGCGCCTGTTTGACCAGCTGAAGCTCACGACAGGCCCGATCAGCTCGGCACTGGATCAGGCCGCGGCGCGAATCACGGCTGGCGAAAGCCGGTCGGCTGTGCTGAAAGAACTGCGCGAGCAGGTGGTGCAGGGCATGGATGAGGAGCTGCAGCGCCTGGGGCTCAAGCCGACAGGAGGCGACAGCACCAGCCGCGAGGCTGAGTCGATGAGCATGTTTGACGCTGCTGACCGGATCGCAGAGATTGAGGCCCGCATTGATGCGGCAAAGCGCAAATGCAACACCGGTTACGCCTGCGGCAACAGCTGCATCTCACCGGCCAAGGAATGTCGCTCAGAGGGCAAGGCCAGCACCGGCAAGCAGCGCCTGAAGCGCCTTAAGAATCTGGCCGCCGGGGGAAAGACCGGCCGTGGCATCGGTCAGCTGCGTGGCGGCGCTGCAGCGGCCAAGGCGGAGGAGATCAACGCCTTGCGATCAGCCAAGGCAGCCCAGCTGCGCCAGCAGCGTGCCAAGCGACCCGGAGCCGGCCCGGCCCGTGAGCGCGGTGGCGCCCTAGTGGTCAGCGGCGGCCGTGGCCTGCAGACCCAGGGGCCGCCCGATCGCAACGGCACCAAGCGTCGCGGCGGGCTGGCCGATACCCTCAAAGCATCTCTTGATCAGATGAAAGCAGCCGATGCTCGCCAGTTCGGCCTGATCGCTGAGCAGCTGTTTGAAGCCAGCTGGAGTCTTGAGAAAAATGGCCGCTACAAGGGCATGAACAAAGGGCAGGCCAGGGATTCGTTTAAGCAGGACTTCATGCGCCAGATGCAGGCCCAGCAGGCTTCGCCAGAGGCCAGGGCCCGCTCGCAAAAGCTGCAGGAGAAAGCAGCCAAGAGCGGCAGCGTCGCTGGGGCGATGAAGGCCATCATCGAGGACATGAAGGCGGGCGACCAGCGCCTGCAGGAGATCGGCGAGAAGGCGATCGACTTGCGCCTTCAGGCCTTTGAGCTGGAGCAGCAGGAGGGCAACGCTTTGGGCACGCTGGGCGGCGGCTCCACCCGCCGGCGGCTGCGGGGGACAAGCCGATCGATGGGGAGACGGAAGGACTCGCCGGATCGTTTTGACGCCGCGGTGGGGCGACTGCTGCAGCTTGCAGCCAGGGTCGAGACCGGCGTTGCGTGAGCCGCATTATTCCGCTGCTGATGCGCCTGGACGCCCTGGAGCATCGACTCGATGCCAGACGCAAGGCCATGGCCGCAGAGGGCCAGCTGGACCTGTTTGGTTCTGGCCCCGGCACCGGTCAACCCTGCGGGCGGGGTTGGATCTCCAGGGACAAGAACTGCCGGATCGGCGAGGGCAACGCCAGCGGACCCAGGGACACTGCTGCCCCCTTCTCAGCCAAGACGATGGAGGCGATCGTTTCTGGCATTGAAAGCCGGACGTTCAACCCGCCAGCGGCTCGCCATAACGGCACTGACCTGGCGCTGAGCCTGCAAAAACTCGCTGAGCAAAACAACGAGGCCGGCATCAATGCTCGCAGCGCCATGGCGTTTATGGATGAGGCTGGGGCGATCGTGATGATTCAGCCCAAGCGCAAGTTTGGGCCAAAGGAGATAGAGGCAAACAAACCGATGCCAATATGGGACGCGAGCAAAAGCATTGAAGACAATATGCAGCGCTTGAACGAATACATGACGGAGCGCGAGAACGGTGCTAAGCGGATCACAAACTTTGCAAAACGGATGAATCTTTGGCCGAAGGAATTGATTGAAGCCTGTGAGAATGACAAGTCGCCGGTCTGCAAGGATCTAGCGTATTCGATGCGGACCGCACTGGGCCAAGAAGAAGCGATGGCCAAATACAGGCACACAAGGAAAGTTCTAGCCGATGCCATCAAAACGGCAGAGAAAAATCCTAATGACGCCATGGCACTGGCGGCGGTCGGCACTGCGTACAAAGATGTTGTGATGATGAGCTTCACGGACGGCCCCGATGAAGTATTTGGCGCAGCGAAAAGTGCGCTGGATTCGGTGCTTGTCCGCGACACCGTTGACGGCATTTACTTCGGCATGGGCAATGTCTACTGGAAGGCTTCCATGGCCGGGATGCCAAATGCCGCGCTGAATCCTGATGATGTGAACCCAGTGGCCATGGGTGCCAGTATCCGCAACACCCTGGATACGCGAGACAAGCATGCCGAGTTCACTTTCGGCTCGTCTATTGGCATGTCTCCATCTGAGAGGGCGCTGAGTACGCACCTGCATGAACTGGGTCACATGATTCACGATTTCAGCTCTCGGACTGTTGAGCCAGGCGTGGCGACCGAGGGCAATCAGGTCACCTACCCGTCAAACGGCACGCGGATTGCGCCGCCGGCCATGGAGAAGCTGATCGCAGCCGGCACGGCAGGAGGCCCTACCAGCTACTCCAACACCAACGTGGCAGAATTATTCGCAGAGTCATTTGTTGCCTATGTCACGGCGCCTGATGCCCTAAAGCGATACAACAGAGAGCTGCATGACTGGGTGGATGCCATGGTGACCAAAGCACGCGAGAATGCGGTCAAGGCCAAGGGCGCCACCGTTCACATCAAGAACTACGCCACATGAGTGAGATGCTGCTGTCAAAAGCGATCGGCCTGATCCAGGCGGCCACTGCTAAGCCCGCGATCGACCGGGCTGCAGCTCTGCAGTGGAAACTGCTCCATCGGGCGGCCAAGGGCGAGGTGAAGGCGCAGATCGGTTCTATGGCAGAGGCGCTGCTGGTGGCTGCTGTCAGCCCTGATGACCGCTGGTGGATCAGCGCTCTGCTGAAGATCGACGCATCGGTGCCATCGACTCAGATCGGCCGCCAGATGCAACTGGCCGAGGCTGAAAAGCGCAGCACCGAAGCGCTACTCGCGCAGCGCGGGGCTGCAGCGACCACGTCTCTGTAGCGGCGCAATACTGCCTCAGATAGATTCAGCATTCATGGCCGCGGCAGTCCAGCAACGTCAATCACTGCTGGATGCGTTTGAAGCCCGGCTGGATGCCGTCAAACGCAAGTGCAACACCGGCTACGGCTGTGGCCGCACCTGTATCTCGGTGCAGAAGGAGTGCCAGAAAGAGGCTGGTTCAGCCATCAGCAAAGAGCGGATCAGCAGGCTGCAGCAGCTCGCCCGCGGGGAGATCAAACCCAAAGGCATTGGCGCAATCAAGCCAGGCGATGCGGCGGCTAAGGCTGAGCAGCTGACGCAAGCCCGCGGCGCCAAGGCGGCCGAGCTGCGCAGCGGCAGGCAGCAGGCCCAGGCGGCCAAGGCCAAGGCGGCCGCAAAGGCCAAAGGGCCCAGGGCGGACGTGAAACCCGTCAGCCAAGACGACGATTACAAGTTTGCTCGCAAGTCGGCGGTGGGGAATGCCGGTGAAGACCTGGCCAATTCAGCGCGGCACAAGCGCAACGCCTTTCGCACGATCGATGAGGCCGAAGCATCGGGGCAGGCCGAGAAGTTGATCACGCGGGACAACTTGCTCAAGAACTTCCCGGTGGACCTGATCACCGGAACTGAGCCAACCAACTGCCTTTCCAGACTGGAGAGCCACTACTGCCTTAAGGCCTTCCCTGGCCTGACAGCTAAGGCAGTCACGGACTACATCGAAGGTGAGCGTCGCAGGCAAGCGCGGGGGCAAACCACCTATGGCGGTCGCACGACGGAGGCGGTGGATGAAAAGAAGCTGCGTAAGCAGTATTTCGACGCTTTCCAGTCGGTTCGCGACTTTGTTGAGGCCAACAAAGACATGCCGGCTGGTGAGATGCGCTCGGCTCTGACCAAGCGGCTGAGCGAGCTAATCAGCCGGTATCGCAAGACTGAAGGCCAGGGTTACCAGCGCACCCACGCGGACCCGTTCAACCCCGTGGCCAATGCCCTGGTGGACATGCAGAAGCGCCTGACCAAGCGCGGCAGCACAAGCGTTTACGGGCAGATGGATGCGTTCGCCAAGGCCCTGGCCGCCGATGTTGGCGCGGACTGGCGCCAGAACCCGGCCAAATCCATGGGGCGTGCGGCAGAAGCAGTCAGCAAGATCATGGAAGGCTCCACCCTGGCCGCGGCGTTCGGCAAGGAAGGCACCGGCAAAAAGCGCTTCAGCGCGGCCGATCTGTATGTGGCGCCCGCCCGGCGGGTTGGTGGTCGCAGCGTCGGCGGCTCCGTTGAGGCCGCCACTGAGCAGATCATCAAGCGATCAGGCTTCCGCGGCCTGCAGTACGGCAACTCCGTCACAGACGACGAACGCAAGCATCACGTCCAGAAGGCTGCCGAGTCCATGGTGGATCTGGCGGACATCCTGGAGTTGCCCGATGAAGCCATCAGCCTGAAAGGCACGCTGGGCTT